TCTACACCAGGACGTACACTCTTTCCCTACACGACGCTCTTCCGATCTATGATGAGATCTAGTGCAAGTGTAAGAGGAACTCGCAAGGATAATGTTACGCCAGCTCCGGGCTGGACACAGGAGAAGGCGGAAGGGCTGGCGAAGGGCTCGTGGTGGACCCAACAGGCTTCCGTGGTGACGGAGAATTTAGGCTCGGCCGGGCCGGAGAAAGTGAAGGGGGGAAGGAGCAGTGGCCTCAATAAAACCAATACCAAAACTGTCGGTCCGGCCGGGCCGGTGGAGGCAGGATGCGAGGTGGACGCTGCGCTTGGCAAGGCTGGAGTGGACTCGGGGACGTTTTTGCTAGCGACGGAGCGGGAGCATCTCCAGGAGTGCGAGAAGGTGATAGGGAAGGGGCTGGAGACGTTTTTCGAGGTGGGGGCGGCGTTGAACACGATTCGCGTGGAGCGGCTGTATCGGGAATCGCACGATACCTTTGAGGAGTATTGCCAGGAGCGATGGCATTTTAGTTCGCGCCGGGCCCGGCAGCTTTGTGATGCGGCGGAGGTGCGGGAGACTTTGCGGTTGTCGTTCTTAGCAGATGCGACAATCGAAGGCGTCGGCGGTTCTTCTCCGGAAGAGGGCGCCGCCGGCGCCGCTACTGCGGCGATGGGAACAATTGTTCCGCTGCCGGAGAGCGAGAGCCAGGCGCGGGAGTTGAAGGGGGTGCCGGCGGAGGAGCAGGCCCAGGTATATAAGGAGGCTTGGGAGCGGACGGGGAAGGGGGCGACTGCGCCGACGGCGCGGGTAATTCGGGAGGTGGTGGCGGAGCGGAAGGAGAAGTTTCGGGTGAGCCAGGCTTTTGGCTCGGCGGGTTGGCAGGTGAAGGAGGCGCCGAATTGGCGGATCGCTACGGTGGTGGGGTCGCTGAAGGAGGCGGAAAAGTATGTCAAAGCGCGCGGGGGTGATCCGGAGCAGGTGACGGTGATGAGCGCGGGGACGTGGCGGAGTTTGGCTTCGTGGGTGGAGGAGGGCTCGGAGCCGGGGCTGCCGGGGAAGATGGCAGATGGGGAAATGGCAAATGGCAAAGTGGCGGAGAAGGCGAAAGCGAAGTGGCCGCTGATGACGAAGAGTTTGCAGGTGGAAATCCTCCTGACCTTGCGGATGGCTCGCAAATGGATGCAGGAGGCGAGTGAGCAGATGATTAAGCTGGAGGATTATGAATGGTCGGGGGCGTTCGGAGGGGCGCTGCATAAGGTGGATGATCTTCTTACTGAGGTGAAGGATTACCAGTTCTCGAATGGGAAGAAGGGGGCGACGAAGGCTAACTCGCGGAGCAATGCTCCGCGCTCCAAATCACGGAGGGGCAAATGATGCGGGAAGTGCTTCACCGGGGGGCGGTGGTGATTACGACGCAGCGGACGGCGCTGGGGCTGTTGGCTACCGCGCAAGGGGCGGGGATTTCGTCGTTTAATGGGCACAAGGTGCCGCGGGCGACGGCGGCGCGGGAGATTGCGAATCGTTATTTTTGGGGGGGGCCGGATGCTAGCGGGTTGGAGGAGTTTTTGACGCGGGTGGAACCGATGGGGGAGGGGAGGTTCCGGGCGTTTGTGGTGCCCTTCGGATGGCAAATGGCAAATGGGCAGATGGCAAAGGAGGCGGCGGTATGACGCGCTGGGTGCCGTTGAAGCGGTGGCTGTTTGAGGAGGCGCGGCGGACGGGATTGACGACGAATGCGATTCGCTCGCGGATTGATCGGCAGCGGGAGTTCTATTATCCGCGGTTGCAAATGCGGCGGGTGAATGCGCGGGTGGTGTTTGTGGAGGTTCGGGCCAATGGCAAATGCGCAATGGCAGATGGCAAATCCTCCGCCGCAAGCTATGGAGGACAGGGGATATGAGGTTCTCACTGATCACCAGGCGGCGGCGGGCTTTGCCGGATTCGATTTATGAGGAGCGAATCTTGCGGGTGGAACGGGCGCTGAAGGTCTGGCTGGCCACGGCTTTTTTTGCGGGGTTCGCCTTGGGGGCCGCGATTGGGAGGCTGATCCATTGAAGCTGACGATTGCCATTGATTCGCGGTCGCTGGAGCTGGCAGTGGATGCCGGCCTGGCGGAGGATGATTGGGAGAATTTTACGGCGGCGGTGCTGGTTGAACTAGCGGCTTATTTGCGCCAGAGCGGTGGCGCGGCCCGGCGAGCGGCTCCGTATCTTAATTCGAAAGCGGATCCGGCGGTTGTTGAATCATGATCGCGGAGAATGTTTTTACGGTTTTGCGGTACCCGGCGAAGGGCGGGGTGTCGGTGATGGGGCGCGTGCCGCTTTGCATGTCGCAGGAAGAGGCGCTGAATTTGGCGGCTTGGCTGGCGGCGGTGGCGGTGCCGACCAGGGCGGAACGGGAGAGGTTGATGGGCGAATTGTGGGGGGCGATGGATCCTCCTTCGCGAGCTATGGAGGACAGGGGATTTTCGGGGAGGGTAAACTCGGGGGAAGAACGAAAGGTGAATGCACATGAAAATGATGGATCTAAATGAGGAGGGCGGCTCCCGCAAAAGAGCCGCCCAGGAAGTTCAACTGCCACCCAAGGCTGCTGTAGCTTCTGTTTCTCTAATCGCAGAATCAGCCAATGTTGTCAAGGATGGGACGGCTGGGACCCATGGGAGAATCTACGTGCAGCATGTGGCGAAGTGGAGGATCCCTTCGAGCTTAGTGTGTTCGGAGTGCGGCAAGTCGTTAGAGGCGTGCGTTACGTATTTACCGTATGCGCGAGACATTAAGGATGGCGAGCACGTCTTCGTGAGTGAATCGACGGATGGGTTCGATGCCATGGCGTGTTGGCCGCGGAGCCGGTTCGTGGTGCCGTGCTTTAATGGGGCGAAGGCCTGGGGCGCGGGGACGCATCTGCCACGGGTTTACCGGCTGGCGTTTTATAAAAAGGCGGCATGAAGCCTCGCAGCGGATTAATGATTAGCATCCAGGAGGCGCGACGGATCGGCGAACGGCTGAAGCCGTCGCGCGTCTGGGAAGCGATGGTGCGCACGAATGACGTCGCGGAGACTCCGCAGGGCGAGCGCGGCGAGGTGTGGATGAATAACCTCTATTGCGCGAATGTTTGGCGGCGGGAGGACGGTGTTTGCATTGGGATTTTCTCTCTGGATGGCGAGCCGCGGCACGACTGGCGGGATTTCCAGCGGATCAAGAATGACATTCTCGGTGAAGAGGCCGAGGCCGTTGAACTCTATCCCGCGGAGTCGAGGCTGATCGATACGAGTAATTACTATTATCTTTTCAGCACGCCGGCGGCATCGGAGATCGGCAAGAAGATTGGACGGCAGATTCTTCATCCCGAGCATTCGATTGCGCCGCAACGTGGCTGGGCTAATGGGCAGAAACCGGCTGAGGTTCTGGCGAGGCGAGATGGGGTGGCGAAAGAGGAGGGAAATCTGCTATGATAGAATTTGTCGGAACGTGGACTGGGCTTGTTGGCTGGTCCATCGTGGCGTCGCCGGGCGCTGCGCAACGGGGGTCCGATAAGTGCGGGGCGCAGACGTGCGCCTCCGCTCTTGGCCCGGCGGGTGGTGGTCCTGGGGGGCCGACGCGGTTCCTCTTGCCCGAAGCTTTCCCAGGACTGCCGCGCTGCCGCGCGGCAATGGCAAATGGGGGAGTGATGGCAAATGGCAAAGCTCAACTCGCGGAGCAATGCTCCGCGCTCCTATGAATCCTGAACCCCGAACGATTAACCCTCAACTGTTGGCGGGGGTGGCTGTTAGTGATTTGTCGCCGGCGCAACGGATGGCCATCGTGCTTCTGCATGGGGGCGGGGCACGTTCGGCGGCGGAGTTGATGGGGCCTTGTTTCCCGGGCTCGCCACGATTGGCGAAGGTGATGGAGAAGGTGGTGTATCCTCTGAAGAATCGCGGGCTGATCGTGCATACGGATCGGGGTTGGGCTTTGCGGGAGGAGATGGTGGTGAAGTTGTACCCGGCGCCGGTGTTGTCCCCGAGCGGACAAAGGGTGCTGGTGATGGATCCACCAGGGTCGGATCTGGGCGAGGTGCTAACCGGGGGAGATGCGGCGGCGCAGTCTTGTCCTGTCCGGGACGGGACGCGTCCTGTCCGGGACGGGACAGGGGTTTTTGCTCAGGATTCGGCGGATTTGTCCCGTCCGGGACAGGACGGAGCGCATCGATCCGTACCGATCTTCGGTACCGATAAGAAGAATTTTAACCCGATCATAATCGATCCGATCGTACCGGATCGATTAAGGATCGAGGTTAAAGAGGAGCTTCGGAAAATTCAGTTTCGTCGCCCGGCGGTGGTCCCGCCCTACATTGAGGAGAAATTGAAACTGCCGAAGTTGCAGCGATTGGCTGCCGAGTTGCGTGGGGAAGTTCCTCAGGGAAAGGCCACTGCGGCGCGATTCTGGTACTTGCTTTCGCGGGCACCGGATGCGGCCGTGAGCCTGTTGGGACAGGCCGCGGCAGATGGGGATTATCCACACAAGTTTTTGACCACGCTGGTGCAGAATTATTTTGTCGCGCATCCGGAGCTGCTGAGCAAGCCGCTGTTCCGCGGGCCGGCGGTCCCGGCGGGGCAAAGTTTGCAAGGCGGGCAAAGTTTGCCGAGCGTATGAGTGCGCTACGTTACCGATTGGATTCTAATGGTGAGCCCGAGGCTGTGACGGATTTCCGGGAGTGGGCTGAATGGATGGAAACTGCGGAGCGAACTGTGGCGAAGACGCAGATCGGGGAGATGCTCGTGAGCACCGTATTTTTGGGGCTGGATCATAATTGGGGAGGTGACGAGCCGGTCCTGTGGGAGACGATGGTTTTTCGAGGCGAGGACCATAGCGGAGAGCAAATGGATCGTTGCGGAGGATCGCGGGAGCAGGCTTCGGCGATGCACGCGCGGATGGTGGAACGGATGGAGAAAACTTTGGCTCATGGATCTGTTTGAGACCGCGCTGTTGCAGCGGCCGGTCCTGCGGTACCATGGGGGCAAATGGTTGCTGGCGCCTTGGATCATTTCTCATTTTCCGCCGCACAAGATCTACGTTGAGCCGTTCGGGGGCGCGGGCTCGGTCTTGCTGAGGAAGCCTCGGACTTTTTGCGAGGTTTATAACGACCTGGATGAGGAGGTGGTTAATCTGTTTCGGGTGCTTCGATGCCGGGAAGAGGCGCTCAAGTTGTGCGATTTGCTATCGTTGACGCCTTTTGGGCGAGTGGATTTCAAGGAGGCTTATCAAATATCAGATGAGCCATTGGAACGCGCCAGACGGCTTGTGGTGCGTTCTTTTCTGGGGTTTGGGAGTGCGGCACATAATATCCGATACTCGACAGGGTTCCGGGCGGCGTCGAAGGAGACGGGGCGTCCACATTCGATGGACTGGGTGAATTTGCCGGAGTGCTTGTGGATTGTGACGGAGCGGCTGAAGGGAGTGACGATTGAGAATCGCGCGGCTCTCGAGGTGATTCAACAGCAGGATCATCCGCAGGCTTTGTTCTACTTGGATCCGGAATATTTGCCTTCAACGCGGCCAAACTCGAATTGCAAACAGTATCAGCACCGGATGTCGATCCGGGACCATGAGGAGTTGGGCGAGTTGTTAGGGGCGATTAAGGGGCGGGCGATCATTAGCGGGTATTGGTCGAAGTTGTACGAGAGGATCTATCGGGATTGGAATGTCGTCCAGCGCGTGGCCCAGGCGAGTGGGCAAAAAGGGCGCATTCAACGGATGGAGATTCTGTGGAAGAATTTTTGACGGGGATTCGGCCCGGCTCCTCTTTGGGCCGTTCCGAACTTTTCTATCGATTGGAGCGCGAAAGATTTAAAAAAGGCCGCGGCTCTTGCCGCTGGGATTGGCCGTGCATTTTCGCGTGGTCTGCATTTAGACGGGTTTTGCGGAGCAGGCGGGGTGCCAGTCAACTTTTTTGGCATCAAATACGCTGAGCGGAGGATTATGCCCAAAGAACATTCTGGCGGTGTGTGTTGTGGGGAGACTCGGTTCCGCGTGCCGGTGGTGTGGGTGGAGGACCAGCGGTCGGCGGTGCGGACGGAGGATTTCGATTTTGAGGGGGTGTGCGCGCGGGTGGATAGCCTGGAGGACCAGGTGCGGGAGGCGTTGCGCACGGGGGGCGTGGAGCTGCTGCTGCGGCGGATGGTGCGGGAACGGATGGAGTCGGAATGGGCGCTACTGGTAGGGGGGATTTTGTGTGACATCAAGGACGCGAAGGATGCCGGCCTGGCGGCGGTGCAGATTTGTTTCGCGACGGGAATCATGGATGCGATGGAGGTGAGTGGGACGGATTATGCGGCGCAGTTTGGAGTGTCGAAACAGGATTTTCAGCAGGGGATCGTCCGTTACGCGCGCAAATATGGGTTGCGGCAGACGCGCAATATGCGTGATAGCGCGGCGCGGAAACGGATGTCGCTGGGGAATTATCGACCTGGGGAGGCGCGATGAACGCAAGCAATGGCATGACGGTGTTTGGGGGGCAGGATGTGTCAGTGTTGAAGCGGTTGTTGGAGTCGCGGCAGTTGGTATGGAGTTCCATCGGGGCGGAGTTCGCGGAGGGAATGGAGCGGAAGGATTGGAAGGCGCTTTGGCGGGAGATAAAGGAGTTTCGCGGATCGCTGAATTGGTTTGTGGGGGATTGGGTGAATTTCGGGGAGCGCAAGTGGGGGAGCAAGTACGCGATGGCGATTGAGATTACGGATTGGGAGTATCAGCATTTGCGGAATTGCTCCTACGTTTGCGCCAATGTGCATTTGTCCTCCCGGGAGGACAAACTGGATTGGACGCACCATGCGGTGGTTGCGCCATTGGAACGCGAGGAGCAGCGGAAGTGGTTGAAGATGGCCTTGGAGAAGGATTGGAGTGTTAGTGAGCTACGAATTGCAGTGAGGAAAGCTCAAGCGACGCGCAAACCTTCGAGCGCGAGGTGCTTGGGATTTGTCCCGGCGACTTGGCTAGCATCGGGAATGCGATGGTTTAGATCACAGCGAGTGGAGCATTGGGATCCGAACCGAAGAGCCGCGCTGGCCTCGCAGCTCCGTCCGCTCGTCGAACTGTACCACCGGCTATTACCCAACGCCTGACAATACGCTCCACGGCGCGTATAGATATGAGCCCCACCCCCATAAGGAATCTTTTTCCGAGCGCCAACGAAACAGGTTGCCGCGCAATTTGCGCGTTTTTTTGTGAGTTGGTCAAAAATTCAAGTTACACAGGAAAATTTTTGACTGCCCGATCTGATTCATGGCCGCCGCCCGTGAAAAGCCCCGCATTCTCTCCGCCCAGGAAGCCGAAAAAATCCTCCAGAAAAACGTCACGAACATCGTTAAGAAGGCCGCCGCCGGCAAAACCTTAACCGCCCGCGAGCAATCCCTCATCGCCAGTTTCCAATCCCCTGCAGCCGCGGCGGCGGATCCGACGTCGCCGCCGGCGGAATGGGTCAGCTCGTATGAGGCCCTCGGCTCAATCTTCGGTCCCCATCGCGCTTCCTTCCCGCGGTTCCGCAAGCAATTCGCCGACGCGCCCAAGCCCCGGGCCAATGGCGATCACCACGTCCCGGCCTGGCGCAAATTCTTCGAAGCCCATCCGGAGCTCCTCGACAAATCCGAAACGCCCGCCCTCGACGCCCTGCACCTGAAGGACGAAAAGCTCCGCGAACAGATCCGCCGCATCAAATTCGAAAACGAAGTCCGCGAAGGCCAATTCCTTCCCCGGGACAAAACCCTCGCGCAAATCAAAGACCTCGCCGAGCTCCTCAAATCCAAACTCCGCTCCGCCCTCGAGGACGAACTCCCGCCCCTCCTGCAGAATCAGCCCGCCGCCATCATCCGCACGCACATGAAAGAGCTGGTCGACCGCCTCTGCAAAGAATTCAGCGCCGCCGCGTGAAAACCTCCATCTCCCACGCCTTCGCCGCCGCCTGGTCCGCTCCGGATCGCCGCCCCATTCACGAATGGGCCATGGAAAACGTCATCCTCCCGCATGGCGCCGGCTATGCCCTCACTGGCCGCCTCAACTTCACCGGCTCCGAATATCTAATCGAGCCCCTCCGCGCCAACGGCGACGACAGCATCCGCTCGAGTACCATCCAGAAAGGCGTGCAGACCGGCGGCTCCGTCACCGGCGACATCACCGTCGCCCATCTCATCTGCACCCGGCCGCAAAATCTCTATTGGAATTTCCCCACCGACAAGCAAGCCAACGCCTACGCGCAACGCCGCGCCATGAAATTCCTCCGCGCCTGCCCCATCGTCGCCGAGCGCATCGCCAAAGCCCAGCTCATCAACCGCCACGACATCGGCAAAACCGAACTCCGCCTCGGCAACATGTGGCTCGCCATCCAGGCCGCCAACGAGACCAACCTCCAATCCCATTCCGTCCCCGTCGTCATCAACGAGGAGCTCTGGGAATGGCGCCCCGCCATGTATCAACACGCCGTCGCCCGCACCACCTACTATGACTGGCGCGCCAAGATCATCAACATCTCCCAGGCCGGCGACAAAGGCTCCGACATGGATCAGGCCTTCCAGGCCGGCACCATGGAAGTCTGGGAAGTCCCATGCCTCCACTGCGATCAATTCCATTCCCTCCCGTTCAACCTCCGCCTGGGCCAACACAACGGCCAATTCACCTACGCAGGCCTCGCCTGGGACACTAACGAAACCACCCGCCCAAACGGCGTCTGGAATTTCGACGCCCTTAAGCCAACCATCCGCTTCATCTGCCCCCATTGCCGCAAAGAAACTCCCGACGACAAACTCCTCCGCCGCAAGATGAACGCCCTCGGCCGCTACCGCGTCACCAATCCCGGCGCCCCGCGCGACCGCCGCAGCTTCCATTGGCCATCCTGGGCCTGCGTCGAAGTCAGCTGGTATCTAATCGTCGAGGAATACCTCCGCGCCAAAGACCAGGAAAAGATCGGCAACCGCGTCCTAATCCGCGAATGGTATCAAAAACGCGCCGCCCTCAGTTACGATCCCGAAGCCCACCGCACCTTCGACCTCGCCCCCGCCATCATCCTCACCAGCGATCCCGCCCAGCCCGCCGACAAACCAAAAAAATTCTGGGACCAACAAGACTTCATCTTCGGCGCCTTCGACGTCCAACGCGATCACTTCTGGGGCCTCGTCGAAGCCTGGTCCAAGACCGGCGAATCCATGGTCCTCTGGGCCGGCCGCCTCCATACCTGGCAAGACATCGAAGACAAACAAAAAGCATTCAACATCCAGCACCGCTGCATGTTCCTCGACGCCCGCCACCGACCCCACGACGTCTACCGCAACTGCACCCTGCATGGCCGCGTCCAGCGCGTCGGCAACCACATGCAATGGATCTGCTGGACCGCCGTCATGGGCGACGCCCGCCGGCACTACGTTTACACCATCCGCCGCGGACGCCAGAAAGGCCGCCGCATCGATCTGCCCTACAGTTGGCCCTCCCAATGGGCCGATCCCTGCCTGGGAATGCGCTCCGACGATCCCGACCTCCCCATCCTCCGCGGCAAACAGTGCCCGCTCATCTACTTCGCCAAAGGCACCATCGACCCCATGAGCTTCGAGCGCCGCGAGCTCCTCCTCCGCGGCCAAGTCGCGCACATGGCCAAAGGCGATTGGAACGAAGAATTCTCCAAGCAACTCCAAGGCGAGCAACCCGAGACCATCATCAGCCCGCTAGGCCACACCGTGCACAAAGTCCGCTGCGTCGGCCCAAACCATTTGTTAGACTGCTGGCGCATCTCCCTCGTCGGCGCCGCCATGGCCGAAATCCTCGGCGCCAGGCCAGCAGAAGGCTAGCGCGCAGCGCGGAGCATAGTCATCCGCAATTCGGAAACCAGCTTTATACGACATCGTGGACAGACGCGCTTTTTTTTCCTTGGCCATGCGCTGCCGCATTCCGGACACCGGAGGAAGTGCGTCTTTTCACTGCGCAAATAATCTTGGTAATGCATCACTCAAAACGGAACAATTGTTCCCATCCGCAACCATCGTCCGATGAGCGCCGCCAAAACACAAGCCGCCACCACCGCGAAAAACTTCAGATAATCCCGCGTCTCCGGCTTCATCAGCCGAGCCGCTTGATATTGGTCTGCCCGCTCTCCACCGGCCCCATCTCGACGAGCCAAAGACCATGAAGCTGTACGCTTAATCGCCAGGGCGCGAACTGCATTATGCACTCGAGCCTGCCCCAACTGTCGAACCTCTCGACTTCCACTCCAGGGCTAAGTGTCGCCACGAAAACAGATTCGTGCAATTGCCTGAGCACCAAATCATTCAGCTTTCGAATCGCACCGGGCGTCCCCTGATAATCGACCTCTGTGTTAAACGATGCTTTGCGCCCTTGATTGTAACTGATGCCTACACAAGCCGCCCACTCGTTCCCCATATAATCCACCCGCGGCTGACCGATCAATCCCGGCCCGCGCCCCTCCGCCAATCGCGGCAGCAGCGGCCAAAGAATCGCGCCCAGCCCCGTCCCTTTAATAAAAGATCTTCGATTCATCATAGCTTAGTTCCTTTGCCCCACCGAAATCATCCGCAACTGCGCGCACTCCCAATGCAGCGTCAGAATCTCCGCACCTTCGCGCCGCCACAGCACCAGCGGCACATCCACCTGGTCCTCTAATCGCCGCCCGCAAGCCGCGCAACAATAAGGCATCCCATAAGCGTCACTCCTCCACTTCGATTCCAGATCCGCCACATCGATCTGGATCCCTAACGGATCCCCCAAAGCTGAAGCCAGTGCCTTCATCGCCCCAACCGAATAGCCAGCTCCTTCAGAGACTCCGCCAAGGTGGGATAAGTCCCGCTGAAAACGATCAGGCCCGCCTTCGCGTTAGCCGGCAGCAAAGATTCGACGAAGCTGCACGCCTCGTCTTGCCGCTTGACCAGTTGGGTGCTTGAGATTTGTTCGCGCATCCGTCCTTTCCCATCGACGAATCGCCAATAAATGAGCGCCCAGGAGGATGGAGCATCCTCGGGCCTTCGCTCTTCTTCAGTTGAATCACCGCCAGCCATGCCTTAAAGCCTTAGCAGTTTTCCCTCCACTTGCAAATCGGCAGCTTTCCCATTTGCCATTAGCCATTTGCCATCCTTCCTCTCTCCCCCTTTAGCCTTTAGCCTTTAGCCTTCAGCCTTTCTTGACTCCCTCCGGGAGTCCATGAACCCGTTCATCGGCGTTGCACAATCCCAACTCGAGACCTGGCTCGCCGAATGCCAGGAAGAATTGGCCGGTGGCACTACCTTGACTCAAGCCGCCGTCGCCGATGTCAACTCCCAGTTCATGCCCGGCCGCAACCTTGGCGTCGAACGCCGCATTGAACTCCTCCTCAAAGCGTTAAACCTCCTCGATCCCGATACCTATCCCGCCAGCCAGGTCCAACGCATCCGCGTCACCACCTCGCGCTTTGACGATCTGTGAAACGCCGCGCCCACAAGTCCCCGCGCCCGCGCGCCGCTCGCCGCCCCGGAATTTCCCCCCGCGTCAACGGCCAGGCTAACGGTTCCGCCCGCCAAATCCGCAGCTACGTCACCTTTTTCGAAGGCGGCAACCGCTACAATTCCCAGGGCGACCTGGTCACGCAAAACTGGCTCGACGCCACCCGCGACACTCAAGCCCTTCTCCCACGCTGTGACTGGAAACAGCTCCTCAACTCCGGCCGGTTCCTTTTTGCCAACGTCCCCATTCTTCGCGGCGCGCTTCTTGAACAAGCCAGTTACAGCTTCCCGCTGGAGCCCCACTATACCGGCGAAGACGACGCCTGGGGACGTCTGGCAAAGGAATGGCTCTACTACTGGAAACAACAAGCCGAATATCGCGGCGGCCCGTTCGATTGCCACGTCTCCGCCCGCGTCCGCCTCCTCGCTCGCAAAACCGACGGCGACATCGGCCGCCTCCTCACCTTCGACGACGCCACCGGCTATCCGCGCCTCCAATTCATCCGCGCCCACCGCATCGGCCTCCGTGAAGACCGCTCCCGCACCAAAACGGACGGCACCGTCCAAGGCGGCCCCTACAACGGCGCCAAGATCGACAACGGCATCATCACCGATCGCCGCGGCCGCCCCATCGCTTACCGACTGTTAGCCGACGAACCCAAAGACGATCAAGACATCCCCGCCGCCTCCTTCCTCCTCTGCTACAATCCCGATTACTCCGACCAATCCCGCGGCATTTCGGAATTGATGGCCAGCATCGGCAGCTTTGGCGAAATCAAACGCCTCCGCGAATACGAGATGCGCGCCCAACAGATCCAGGCCCGCGAAGCCTTGCTCGAGCAAAACGAAGAAGGCGAAGCCTCCGGCGCCAATTTCATCCCCAGCACAGCCGACCCCACCATCGATGCCACCAGCGTCGCCGGCGTCACCATCGAGCAATTCGACAAAGGCCTCACCCGCTACTACCGCAGCAACACCGGCAGCGGCCTCGAGCTCATCCGCCCCGACCGCCCCGGCCCCGGCTGCCAGGAATTCGAAGACCGCATCGTCCGCGGCGCCTTCTACGGCATCGAATGGGATCCCGATTTCGCCTTAGCCATCAAAGAGCCCGGCGGAGCCTGGGCCAGAACGATCCTGCAAAAGATCAACCGTGCCATCGCCAACAACCAGCGCATCGAAGCCCGCTGCCAGCTCGCCGAAGACACCTATGCCTTGGCCAAAGCCATCGATCTCAAACTCCTCCCCGCGCCCCCCGACGGCGATATCTTCTCCTGGGACTACTCCGGCCCCGCGCGCTTGACCGCCGACAGCGGCAACGACGAATCCGCCAAACGCGAGAAATACAAACTCGGCATCCTCACCTTGCGCCAATGGGCCAGCGAAGACGGCTGCTGGTGGGAAGAAATCCGCAAACAAAAGCAAATCGAAACCCGGGATCTATTGCTCCGCGCCACCGAACTCCAAACCGAATTCCCCGAGCTCACCTTAATGGACTGCGTGCAACTCCTCGAGCAACGCACCCCCAACGGCCAGCCCGCCAGCGCGACCGCGGCCGCGAGCGAAACAGCGAGCGAGCCCGAGCCAATGCCCATGTCAAAATGAAAACCTGGTTTGAAATCCGCAATGCCGCCGCCACCGACAGCGGCCCCGCCGAAATCCTCATCTACGACCGCATCGGAAAATCCTATTGGGACGACTCCGGCGTCGGCGCCAAAGACTTCGCGCAAGCCCTCAAAGAGATACCATTAGATCGCGAAATCGTCGTCGCCATCAACTCACCAGGCGGGAACGTTTTCGACGGCCTCGCCATCTATCACCAACTCCAGGCCCGCCACGCCAAAGTCGTCTCCCGCGTCGACGGCATGGCCGCCAGCATCGCCAGCATCATCGCCATGGCCGGCCGTGAGACCCGAATGCCCAAAAACGCCCTGATGATGATCCACGATCCCAGCGGCCTCGCCTACGGCAACGCCGATGAGATGCGCAAGATGGCCAGCATCCTCGACAAAAACAAAGCCGTCCTCGTTGGCATCTACCACGCCAAAACCCGCAAGCCCATGGCCGAGATCGAAAAAGCCATGTCCGCCGAGACCTGGTATACCGGCGCCGAAGCCGCCGCCTGGGGCCTGGCCGATCAAGCCACCGAAGAAGTCGCCTTGACCAATTCCTTCGACCTCACCCACTTCCGCAACGCCCCAAAAGCCATTTGCCATTTGCCATCTTGCCATCTGCCATCTGCCGGCCCAGTTGACTCCCCATCAATCCCCGTTGAATCGAAGACTAGAGAAATTCAAAATATGAACACCGCCACCGCGGCCGCTGCGCCCGCACCATCTCCCATCGTCGTTCCCGCTCCCGCCGCCGAAACACCCCTTTCCCTGCTGGACCGCCTAAAAAACCTCCTCAGCCCCGCGCCCGATAATAAAGCCGAGGAACTAACCAACCTCCGCACCGAGATCACCAATCTCCGCGCCGAACTGCAACAGGTCAAAGCCAGCATCCCCACCAAAGAAGCCGAGATGCAAACCCGCGCCAACGCCAAAGCCTCCGAGACCCTCGCCAAAGCCGGCCACACCGCCGTCGCCGCTGAGACTCCCGGTCCCAAAGCCGCGGCCAAGACCCCCGACGAACTCTGGGCCGAGTTCAAGACCATCCAGGCCAAAGACGGCAAAAAAGCCGCCCGCGACTTCTACCTCGCGAACAAAGCCGCAATGTAAACACCTGAACCCCGAATCCACTAACCCTCTTTTATGTCCACAAACACCATCGGCGGCGTAAACCTCGCCCGCATCGCGCAACGCAGCCTCGATTCCCTCGTCACTGAGCTCGTGCCCCTTAAAGGCATTTTCGTCACCGACTTCTCCGACGAAGTCGCCAAAGGCCCGAGCGTCACCACCCGCTATCCGACCAATCCCACGGTCAAGCAATTGCTCACCGCCGCCAACCGCGTCAGCGACAACAGCACCATCAACAGCGTCCAGGTAAACATCGGCAACCCGCGCGGCGTGGACATCGGCTTCAACGACGTCGAAGTCATCAACTCCGAGATCCAGCTCGAGCAACTCTTCATCCGCCCCGGCGTCACCGCCATTATCGAAGACATCATGGCCACCATCTTCGCCCTGGTGACCAGTGGAAATTTCGCGCAAAACCAAATCGCCGCCTCCGCCGCCTACGATGCCGATATGGTCAGCACCATCTCGCAAGCCATGAGCGTGGCCAAAATCCCCAAGAACCCGCGCTCCGCCATCGTCGCTCCCGCCTACTACGGGAACCTCCAGCGCGACGGCAGTATTCAACAGTCCTATGCCTACGGCGGCGCCGAAGCCATCCGCAACAACATGGCCACCCGTGTCCACGGCATCGACCAATATGAGTATAATGGCACCATCCCGACTAACGGCGAAAACCTCACCGGATTCGCCTGCGGTCCCGCCGCCATTTGTTTAGCCGCGCGCCGCCCCGTCGATCCGCAAGATTGGTACGGCCAGGTCGAGAACACCATCGAACCCGTCACCGGCCTCCCCGTCCAATTCCGCCACTTTTACGACGGCGCCGAGCACCGCCTCCAAATGCTCACCCAGCACGGAGCCGCCGTTGGCGTCGCCGCCAACCTCATCCGCATCAAGAGCGCATAAGGATTTTTCGGATGATCAAAGCCGCCATCACCATCGCCGAGTTCCCCAATGGGGAAGTGAAGTGCCTCTACGCCGGCCGGGACATCATGGCCGCCCTGAAGGTCGCCCAATCTCCCCCCGAAGATGCCCGGCAAGTGGACGTCATCAGCAAAGGCCGCCTCTTCCGCTCCAAATCCGTGCTAGCCTGGCAAACCCATGCCCAGCTCGCCGCCGCCGCGGCCGCCCCATCCGTCCCCGCGGTCCCATCCTCCGAAGAAGAAACCAAGCTCATCCCCAAACGCGCCCGCAAATAACGAACGATTTTTTTTTATTATGCATAAGCTCACCAAACTCCTCCTCTCCGCGATGCTGATCACTTCAGCCTTCAGCCTTCAGCCTTCAGCCTTTGCCCAGGGCAACTGCGCCGCCGGCACCTCCATGTATAGCGGCGTAGATGGCGTTCCCGAAGCCTTCGGCGGCCAGGGCCTGACCAACTGCGTCAGCACCGGCCCCATGGCGACATCCAACGTCGTCTGGTTCATCGCCCCGGTGAGCTACAAAGCCGCCCCGCGCCTCCTCGATCTCAGCTTCACCGGCGACCTCGTCGGCAAAGACATGACGATCTACACCAGCACCAATGCCATCGGCATCACCAACGGCGGAGGCATTTCCGGCACGAACCAGCTTTGGGTCCAAAACGGCTCCTCGGTTATCGCCTCCAATGACATCATTGTCATCCAATATACCGACGCCGGCCTCTACCAGCGATGCATGGTCACGAACGCCACCACCTCCCAGATCAGCATCTTTCCCAGCGCCGCCGTCACCAACGGCCCTAACGATCGCATCTGGAAAATGACCCAAATCGCCGTCCTGCCCACCCCGGGCGTCGGCCGCACCAATTACAACCGCGGAGCCGGCGGCTTCTTCATCGGCAAGAAGGGGAGTCCGCTCCTTTGCGAAATGCTCTACAGCAACGCCGCCACCATCCACAGCATCACCGGCGACTACTACAACGGCAACGGCGGCAAAAACTAAAAACCGACCGCCCGCGAGCGCAAGCAAGCGGAATTTGCCCGGCCCATTTCGCCGCTCGCCCCAACCGAGCGGCGTTTCTTTTTGAAAATGACAGAGCGAAGCCAAAGCAAGCGGAGCGATCAGCCATCCGACTCCCTCTCCTCGGGAGGAGAGGGCAGGGGAGAGGAGCCCCCAAATTTGCCATTTGCCATCAGCCATTTGCCATCTAAAGAATGACCTTCCCCGCCGCCATCACCCGAGCCCTCCGTAAAACCGAGAAACTCCTCAGCACCCCCACCTTCGGCTGGAAAAACGTCACGATTCCCTGCACCCCCAGCAGCCTCCAACGCGGCATCGAAATCATGGTCGGCGGCAACCCCGTCGAAATCGGCCTAACCCTCTTCGTCCGCCTCAGCAACTTCCTCACCGCCGACAGTACGCTAATCACCGTCGACTCCGACCTCTATACCGCCGACAACGACAAACCCGTCCCCGTCACCGGCCAAATCGTGACCTATCCCGGCAACGATCCCGGAACCCGGTATCGAGTATTGAGCGCCAAACTAGCCGCCGGCGGCAGCCACGTCGTTTTGCATTTAGCCGATCAACACAGCAGCCGCAACGCATGAAATCATCTCGTAGCAGCCGACGTCAGGAGGCTCTGATCGAAACCTTTCGCCTCACCCAAATGATCCCCAAGTTTCAGCCTTTAGCCTTCAGCCTTCAGCATTCTCCATGAAAATTCTACTCCGAATCCGCCCCCGCCACTGGATCCCTTGGATCCCGTTTGTGGCCTTCGCGATCTCCCTGTTCTTCGTCTGGCTAGCCCACGCCACCCAGTACACCATCAACGTCGGCAGCACCGCCAACGATGGCACCGGCGACAGCCTCCGCGTCGCCTTTCAAAAAGCGAATTCGAATTTCACCGAACTCTACGGCATCGCCGGCAATCCATTTACGAATAGCCTAATCAAAACCCAAAACGTCACGTTAGGCACCAACATCGGCACCTTCTCCTTCGACACCGGCGTCACCGGCTACCAGGCCGGCGGAGTCGCCCATCTCGGCATCAGCGTCGGGGCCGGCGGAGTAGCGTCCACCAACGGCAACCAATTCGGCCCCAGTTCCACCCTCACCATCAAGAGCGGCGCCGAAGTAACCAACCTCTCCCTCCGCGGCAGCATCACCAACAACACCGCCATTGTCGGGGCAGGGGACGTCTCCGGAACCCTCGCCACCTTCAGCGCCTTCAAAGCCCCGAGCCTCGGCAGCTATCAGATCAACAGCCTCAACGTCCTCAACGACGATGGCGCCGGCGGCATCCAACTAGCCAACGATCCCCTCTGGACCAAACTCAATTTCTATCAAAACACCATCATCGCCGGCAGCATCAGCATCTCATCCACCACGATCATGAGCGGCCCCATCAGCATGGGCGTAACCCAACTCAGCACCAACAGCACGATCATCATCGATGGCCTAAACCCGCCCTTGCAAATCGTCACCAATCTTAACACCGGCTACAATGTCACCCTAAGATTCACCAATATTTTCCCCGGCCTAAACCTGAACTTCTCCCTCGCCGGCCCCGCCGGCAGCAACGCCGTCAGCTACATCTGGCCCGCCAACGTCGTAGCGAGATGGCCCGTCGACGCCTACACCGACCTCCCAACCACGAATACTTACGTGCGCACCAACTGCTATTTAGACCTCTCGATCATCTGCTACGCCACCAACAACGTGAGAGTTTGCAGCGACCGCTTCAAATGAGCCTCCTTCGCAAAGCCTATGGAGGCCAGGCCTTCGCTGCCTTCGCTACCTTCTGTAAAAAATTCCGCGCTCCAATGGGAACAATTGTTCCCATCCTTTTCTTATCCGTTTTATCCGTGCAATCCGTGGTCAATTCCCCGGCCGCCTCTCTCCTCACCGTCCCCGCCCTCGGCTCCCGCTCCCGCGCCAACGCCGATCAAATGTCCGGCATCGACCTCTGGCTCAGCGCCCCCCCGCGCAGCAGCGTCTCCTTAAACACCACGAACCTCGGCGTCTGGACCTCTCGTTTCGCCCTGGGCAGCGTCCAAGCCAGCGGCCATCCCCCGAGCTGGACCGGCACCAACGCCGTCTTCCGCCTGATCCACCGCCTCACCACCGGCGCCGCCATCGGCCAATACACCAACGGCTTCACCATCGCCGCCCTAATCCAGCCGAAAGCCGGCAACGATCACGCCCTGGTCGCCGGCAGCGGAGTCCTCAGCACCGATCCCGAAGACCCCCAACAAAAACTCGACTGGGGCCTCGGCTTCTCCGGCGGATCCTATTGTGTGAATCTCGCCGAGAGCTACGCCACCCCGCTCACCCCCCTTTTCCTGACCAACGGCCCGCCCACTTCCGGATCCCCACTCCTCCTCCGGGTCCCCGACACCAATCAACCCGCGCTCCTCATCGCCAGCGTAAACCGCAGCAACGTCCTCCTGCGCGTAAATGGCACCGCCGCCGTAGGCTATTGGTCCCGTCCCACCAATTTTGTGGTGAGTGCTCAGAGCAGCTTTCATCTCGGCTACCTCGCCGACAGCGGTGGCACCAACCAACTCGGCGGCAGCCGCATCGATCTCTACGAGCTAGTCCTCGTCAACCACGCCTTCGAAGTAACCGAGAGCCTCCGCCTCGAAAACATCATGCGCCGGTATTACCCCGGCCTCGCCTTCAGCAATACCGCCCCGTACCTCGCCACCAACGCCGCCGCGGTCACACTGAGCGGCCCCGAATGCGCCGGCCCCTTCGTGCAGACCGCGTTGCAAATAGCCAACCTCGGCAACGGCGACCTTACCTGGACCAGCCAAACCAACACCAGCTCGAGCGGCAGCGCCGCCTGGGTAACCATCAGCCCCGCCGCAGGCACCCTCATTGCCGGCACTACCCAAATGATCACCGTCAGCGTCACCCCCGGCCACGAGTGCGAATTCTTCATCCCCGGCGGTACTGTAAATTTAGGAATAACGAACACCGTCAACCACAGCGGCGACTGCATCGTCCCAATTACGATGTCTCCATTTTAGCCATTTGCCATTTTGTCATCTGCCATCGGCTTGTCCCACTTCAGCCTTCAGCCTTTAGCCTTCAGCCTTGACTCCGCAGCGGAGTCCATGACCTCGAAACAGATTCTTGCCCTCGAGCCTGAACAGATTTCGCAGCTAACCAGCCTCGAAATCCCCGGCCTCGTCACCGCTGCCGTCCACATGGATCGCCACATCAAAGCCTGCGAGGAAATCTACCAGCTCTACAAAAACCGCTTCATCGACGAAGCCAAGCTCGACGCCGCCAAGCAAGGCATGGCCGAAGTCGGCACCACCTGGACCTACTGCAGTCCTTCGGGCGAAGTCATGGAAGTCCAATTCCCCAAGCCCAAACTCATCAGCAGCTTTTTCTTCCCCGCCTTGGATCCCGTCGCCTACCGCTTCAAAGACAAGAAGCTCATCCGCCTCGGCAACTTAAAAGAGATCGCCGGCAAAGCCTTCGCCAAACTCTTCAGCAAACACTACAAGCCCATCGCCGCCGGCGATGTCTTTCGGAAGCACGCCCAAGAACTCCTCCAAGACAAAGCCGCGGAGTTAATCCGGATGGTCGAAGAACCCAGCAGCCCGAAAGTCAGCCCCAAGGCCGCCAAGACCGCCCCCACTTTCGCCGATCACGTTCCACACCATGACTAGCACATCCAAACCCCCGAAAAATATGAGCGTAATGAGAGCCAAAATGGAAATCCAATCCGTCGCCTGTTTCAACATGTGCGAAGAAATCAAATTCGCTGCCGTCTGTGGCAAAGCCCCCTTCGGTAAAGAAGGCGAGTCCGAAGATAACACCTATGCCCGATACACCCCAAACGGGAGCCTCAATCTTACCATTACCAATCCTGCCCTCCGCGGCCAGTTCAAGCCAGGCCAGAAATTCTATCTCGATTTCACCGAAGCCGAATGACCTTTGGCCGCAAAATCATCTTCGGCGTTCAGCCGGTGAAGCGCATTTTGGCACCGGCGGGCAAATGGCGTCTCCGGCTACGCAGAGACTGTGCGGCGCGCCTCTACATCAAAACCGCCGACGGCATCCAATGGAACCACCTCGAGGACCGCGGCGATTACTGGTTCTGGAATCCCGAGACCGTGATGGCATTGAACAAAAGAAGCTAATCATGTCCTTCGAAATCGACTTCACCCGCTGGTCCGATCAAGCCAAGCATCTCCTGCGCGTCACCGGCCGCGACGCCGGCGAAGTCCTCAAATCCGAAGCCGCCCTCTTCACATTGGATTGCATCCGCCTCACTCCGCCCAACGCCAAAAACCCCTTCCGCGAATCATTCAACGTCCAGAGAAGGGCAGGGGAGCGCGCCATCCAAAACGACATCCAGAAAATTTTCAAATCCTGGGAATCCCTCCAGATCGTCCAGAGCAACCCGAAGCTCGCCGAAGAACTAAAAAAATACGCCCGCCGCGGCGCATTGGACAAAGCCGCCGTCCTCCTCCGCCGCCTCGGCGTGAAGATCCCCGTCATCCTCGCCGCCACTGCCGATCTCCACAAATCCCTGCGCGGCGCCGGCGGCCGGACGTTGCGCAAGCCCCGCCTGGTCCTGCAAACCGCCAGCATCGGCCGCATCCTGCGAGCCGCCCAAAAGCGCGTCGGCATGGAGAAAAGCGGCTGGACCGCCGCCGCCAACGCCCTCGGCGTAAAACTCCCCGCCTGGATCACGAGACACGCCGGTCCCGGCCAAGTGCAACTCAACCTCGGCACCCCCGACAACCAATCCATCACCATAGCCAACCTCGTCCCCTACGCCCAACCCCACGGCCCGAAATTGGGCATCATCAAGCGAGCCTACGAGCGAAGAGTAGAGTCCCTAACCAAACGCCTAGAGCATATCGTGCAAAAAAATTTCAAGACGCATTAACGGAGCGCGGAGCATTGCTCCGCAGCACGGAATAATTTTTGGAATAAAAATGACCAGCACCGAAAAACAGACTCTCCTCAAGCAGCTCCTCGACATCCGGCTCAGCCTGCACAATTTCCTCGAGCGCGCCTACCTTGCCCATCCGGAACTGCGCAACGTCATCTTCGGCGACAGCGAAAAACAACTGCAAAGGGAATTCCAAACCCTCCAAGCCTTCCCCATCGAACTCCCCCCGCACGACTACGACCCCGACCTCCGCACCTAAACCTTTGCCATTAGCCATTTGCCATTTGCCATTCCCATGAGCGACTACAACAACCTCGAAGCCAAGCTCGAAGCCATCTTCCGCACCGTGCTAGTGGCCGCGATCCCCGCCGGCTTAACTCATTTTACCGGCCTAACCGATCAACTCCTGCAACTCCCCAAGTCAGTGTGCTTCTGCCCCACCTCCGCGGAGGTGGTCATCGGGAGCAGCGTCCACCGAGCCCAAATGCAAATCCAAGTCGAGAGCCTCGGCCTCGACGAAAACAACGCCGCCGACAGCGGAGCCGTATTAGCCGCCCATCAAAGCCGCGTAGCCCAAGTCCGCGACGCCATAATCAGAGACGACATAATCTCCGTGCTCAACCAAGCCGCCATCGACCTCGCCCTCGAAGTCACCGTGATCGACATCCTAAACCCCGCCCTGGTCGAAGACACCGAGAGCTTCAATCTGCGCAATGCCCTTAACCTCGAAGTCATAGCCGCGAACGCGAGAATTTAGCCTTTAGCCTTCAGCCTTTAGCCTTTCCCCGCGGTTGACTCCGCGTCAACCGCTATGGCAGTAGTCCAAAAAGCAATCGGCATCGCCTGGGGCATGGGCGCCGGGTTCACCTTCACCGCAGTCGCGACCCCGCTCAAAGTCAAACCCCTTTCCGCCAATTACCAGCGCAACGCCCAAATGGTCGAGATGCCCGATCAAAACGGCGAAGCCGTCGGCCTGGTCTTCTGGAATCCCACCGAAGAAATCGATCTCCGCGTCTATCCCTCCGACACCACCTTGGCCGCCGCCATCACCGCCGCCGGCACTTGCGGCCTGAACGTCGGCGATAAAGTCGTCATCGCCGATACTGACGATCCGGACATCGCCGGAACCTATGTCTGCTTGAAAGTCGGCAAAGCGCGCAAAGTCGACAGCCACGTCGAATTCGATATCACCCTCAAGGCCTGGGCCACCGACCTCAGCACAACCACCTCGTAAAATGGATGGAGCTGCCGGATTATTTAAAAGCCGCCTTTCCGGACCCCTTCACGGTCCTCGGTAAACGCCTCCATCCCTTCAGCCTCGGCCATGCACTGCTCCTTCGCCGCTTCGAGTGCGACCCCGTCGAAACCCTCGATCAGTTAATCCGCGCCGTCATCATTTGCAGCCGCCCGGCCGCGCGAGTCCTCGAGGCCTTCGACGATCCCCGGCTCAACTGGAAACTAAAATGGTGGAGTTTCCGCCTGCGCCGCCTCGATCGCAAGCGCAGCAAGCGGAGCGCGGAGCATCGCTCCGCACCCACCATCAAAGATCGCATCGCCCTCTTCCACGAATACATCGCCTGCCACACCGGCAACGGCCCCCGCGTCCTCGAGTCCGAAGAATTCGGCACCGGCGGTCCCTCCGGCGCCCCGTTCCTCCAGCACCTCCGCACCACCTTAATTTCCCGCCTCCACTACAGCCCCGCCGAAGCGATGGACGCCCCATATTCCCTCGCCCTCTGGGACTACTACACCTATTGGGAAAACGAAGGCCGCGCCGACATCCACAGCGAAGAGCGCCTCGCCTGGCACGACCTGGCTAACGCCATGGACGGCCAGACCCGAGAAAAAGCGGAGGCCATGTGCCGGAACTAATCGGCAAACTCGGCTATGACGGCCGCGGCTTCTCCAGCGGCCTCAATCAAGCCGTCGGCGAAGCTAAGCAAGCCGGCGCGAAAATCTCCGGCTACTTCGAATCCGCCTTCACGGGCGGTCCCGCCGGCCTCCTCGGTGGCGTCGCCGGCGCCTTCGGCCTGCAAAAAGCCTTCGGCGTCATCGCCGAAGCCGCCAAGAGCGTCAAAGAACAATTCGCCGAAGCCCGCGCCGCCGCGCGCGAGATGCAAGTCGACATCGGCCTGGCCGAGCGCCTCGGCAATGTCACCCGCGCCACCGGCAGCGGCCCCGAGGCCGTCGCCGTCGCCATGGATCATATCGCCGAATCCCTGGAAAAGATCCGCCACGGCGAGCCCGGCTTCGAAAAGCTCATCGATGATTTCCGCCAACTCGGCGTCTCCATTTCCGATATCCAAAACGGCACCCGCCAAAGCGTCGCGCTCAAGATCCTCGCCGGCCTCGAGGGGCAGGGGAATGTCTCCGACGCCACCGTCGCCGCCATGCGCAACGTCATGGGCCGCGGCGGTCCCGGGCTCATCCCCGCCGGCCAAATCGGCCTCAACTCCTTCATCGCCAACGCCGGCAATCTCAGTGAAGACCAGCAAGCCGCCCTAGCGCACAGCGCCGCCATCGACAAAGTCGCCGCCGCCAATCGCCGCAGTTTAATGAACCGCATCGGCACCGGCGTAAATCTGCTCTACGACAAAGTCCGCCAATTCATCCCCTTCGGCGGCGCCAGCCTCGAGGACACCTATTCCCACGAGCAATACAAACAATCCGCCGCCGCCTCCAATCGCGCCCGCGCCCAGGAAGCCGCCCGCGAGACCGCCGATGCCGAAGCCGAAGAGTACAAGAACCGCATCACCAAAGAGAAGCAGCGCAAAGCCGATCTCGAAACCGCTGCCGAACACCGCAAAGAAGCCGACAAGATCCGCGCCGAAGCCGAGCAAGCCGAGATGGATAACGCCCTGGCCGGCAAATCCCCCAGCGAACGCCGCCAAATGCTCCGCGATCGCCTGGAAGCCGCGCGCATGGAAGAAAAGCGCAACCGCGAGCTCGCCAGCCTCGAGGCCCCCGGCAGCGCCGCCGGCGAACGTTTCCTCCGCGACGCCGAAGCCAACCGCCTGGCCGGCCTGCGCATCGGCCATTCCCTGATCGAATCCGCCCAGCGCGGCGGAGGAGGAGCCGGCGCCTTCGACAGCCTCGCCCGCATTGGCGGCTTCACCCAAAACGCCGACGTCGGCCTCGATCTCCAGGAGCGCATCGCCCGCGCCTCCGAGCGCACAGCCACTAACACCGATCCAGCCAACGACTAAAGCAAATGGCCGTAATCAAAAAAGGTGATGTCAGCGCCCGCGTTATCGCGGTTCAACCCGCCTTCGATCCGCAGTATGGCTACCAAACCGAGATCATTTATCAAGGCCTCCAAAACGCCATCAACAGCGTAGCCGCCCAATCCACTATCTTCGGCGCACGCACGCGCGTCTACCAGCACGAAGGCCCCGTCTACCGCGCGAGCATCATCTACGGCGCCTTGCAAGACGGCAGCAACGAAGTCCCCGTCGACCAATGGGAGCGCGTCACCGAATACGTGCAGGAAGACGTCTGGAGCAATCCGAAGATCCTCGCCCTTGCCGGCAGCGCCGATCAGGCCGCCTCCTGGAAAAGCGACATCGATGATTGGCTCGCCACGCGACCATATAAAGCTCCTGCCACCGTCTCCAACGCCACTCAGCAAGCGATCTACAAACTCCTGCTCCGCGGCGGAGTCTCCCACGAATTAAAAAGATTCGTCCTTCGCCGCCGGCGAACGATCTCCATCGGTTACTCCGCACCCGCCACCGCAAATGCCGTCGAGCGAATCTACACGACCGGCAGCCTGGTCGCCGCCTGGGGAATTCCCGCATCCATTGCGGCGCGCCTTCCCGAGGACCCATCCACTCACCCCGACGATTGCGTTTGGGCCTGGAAAGAGCGCCAGGACAACTCCGTCTTCATCCCCGCCTACAATCGCGTCGAAGAGGTGAAAGACTTCGTGTTCGCCGCCTGGTCCACGCTCCTCTACAACGTCACCTGAAGAAGTGAACACCCTCCCGCCTCCATTGCCGCCGATGAAGCGCATGAAAGCGTTGGGCTCATGGCTCAATCAACTCCGCGAAGCCGTCGGCAGCCTCGCCCCGTCATTGGCTAACACCACCCGCACCAAACACACCGCCATCGGCGTCAGCCACGAATCCTTAGCCGTCGGCAAAGTCACCGCGACCACTGGCGAATGGTTCCAAGGCGAATGGTCTCCCTTGGTCCAGTACAGCGTTGGAGACGGCGTCAAAATCAGCGACGGCCTCGCCAGCGGCTTTTATCTCGCGCTCACGTCGACCACCATGGTCCCCGGCCTCGACAGCGCCGGCAACACCATTAGCGTAGCCGATCCCTTAACCGCCTTCCCCTGGCTCGGCATCCAATGGGTCCTCCTCGGCCGCATCGTTGACCAAAGCAACTGGGTATGATTCTTCCTTTGTACCTCCGCTACCTTCGCGACCTTCTGTAAAAAATTCCGCCTCATGATCAAAGCCGGCCAACAGATCACCGCCGCGGATCTCGCCACCCTCGCCGCCCAGGCCAACGCCAAGCTCTCCGGCGCCCCCTATCGCTTTTTCGGCAACCTCATCTACTTCCCCTACGCCGGCAGCGACGCCGATTTCCAACACATCTCCGACGCCGCCATCGGCGACATCGCCTTCTCCCGTTTCGCCGGCGTCGGCTACTCCGGCTGGATCCTGCTGGCCTATCCCGCGCGCAGCGCCGCCAACTGGCAAAAGATCAGCGTCACCGAGATCGCCCTGGTCGACCGCGTCGAAGAATTGATCAGCCTCGATCCGCCTCCGCCCTACGCCATTGTCACCGCTGAATTTCTCACTTACGGTCCCGACCGCGGGAATTTGCAAGCCCAGCTTCCCGTCGCCGTCCCCTTCGAAGGATCGCGCGGCGACTTCCGCTCGCACGTCTTCTATCGCTACGATCCCGCAACCGTGGGCGTCGCCGAAGAAGCCGGCGGCTCGCGCAACAGATCTGGCTGGTGTCCCATCGGTTCCTGGACGGACGAACTCAACCGCCTCCGCAATTATTTATTCCGCAAGCTCACCTGCAGGGGAGGGGACTACACGCCTCCTTCGCCCGGCGGCATCCTCCCGCAAATCGGCCTCAAGCAAAGCTGCCGCATCTCCGGCCCCTGGCCCCAAACTCTGATCGATAATACCGCCGGCCTCGAGTGGGCCACCGATTCCTCCTCCATTCCCGGCGTCGCTGGCCTCCGCCTCGGCCGCGCCCCGGCCGATTCCTCCGGCACACCCGGTCCCAAGCCCGCCATCTACGTCCAGCGCGATTCCGGGCAAAGCCTCCAAGCCCAACAGATCGTCTATCCTGTCCTCGGCGTCATTGGCGATTCCTTCCGCGTCCCCGGCGTGCGCAGCCCGATCACCGGCTTCCGCATCCAAGCCTCCAAGCCCGGGCGATTAGTCGGCACTCTCTGGTGTCTCGGCAACGCCTACGTCTTTTACAACGATACCGACCCGCACGATCTCCTCGTCAAAGGCGACATGCACCTGGTCAAAAGCATCACCGTCTATCCCTCCGGCGATCCCTTTTTAGGCGCGGACATCACCCGCCTCGAATTTGACACCATCTGGGAGGGCGGCTCCGCCTCATTCTTCCTCGATCCCGGAGGCGCCACGCACACCTTCCGGCAAGGCCTCTTCCGCAGCGGCCCATTTTTCCTCGGCGGCAACAACGTCACCGGCAGCGCCCTCCGTTTCATCTACGACTATGACTCCGCCCCCGCCCAGGGCCTCGCGCAAAAGCCATTGCAAAAGATTGAATTCGATGAAGCCTACTCTCCCCTCTGGCGCGGCCTCGGCGACGACGCCAGCGCCCCCACCGTCCAATATTATCTTCCCCCCTTAGACGATCCCTTCTTCTACGTCCGCTTCCCCGGCGACACTCCCATTTTCGACGACACCGCCGAGCGTCAGATCGATCGCTGGGATCACCGCACCGATTTTGAGACCAACCTCGGCGCCGTCGTCATGGGCCTGGTCCCCGGCCAGAATCCCTACAACGCCATGATGCATAGCTACAGCCTCCCGCCACGAGCCCTGCAAAACATTGGCGCCTATAATGACATCTTCGCTCCCAATCGCCAGCAAGGCGAAGTGCAATTCGTGGAGGACCTCGACGGCGTCCCCCTCGAGCACCGCCTCGACTACGTCACCCTCCCGATCTACCCATACCCCGCCGAAAGAGGAGCCAGCGGATCCGCCGCCTCGAGCATCGTCCTCCCCGCCGCGTTTGCCGCCAAAGATTTCCTCGGCACCATCACCCGACTCACCGTCAGCCGTTGCCCGAACGACGCTGGCCAATTCCCAACGAGCAGTGCCGCCCTCTCCTTCGAGATCGGCGCCTACGGAATCCTCGGCAAACCCGCCGATCAATTCACAACGCTTTTCCGCGGCACATTGAACGGAAACCAAAACTACCGCACCTGGCGTTCCAGCGAGCCCGACGACTCCTTCGAATCCATCCCCGTCCTGAGCAACATCAAGCTCGCCTACAAATGCCGTGAGACATTGATTGTCCAACCCTTCTTCCTCCCCGCCCAAATGATCCCCTGGTACAACGACGTCAGCGAGCCCTTCAGCTCCTACAGCGGAGAACCCTATTTGAGCCCGCCAATATTAGCCGATCACTACAACGACACTCTGAGACTTTTGGAGACGATACCGTAGGAGGAAAAGGC